TTTCAAGCTTTACAGCTTTTGCAGATTTAACTGCAAGTAATGTTCAAGGTTGGGTTGAAGCTGCACTAACTGCTGATACTGTTACAGCTATGAAAACTGCATTAGATGCACAAATAGCTGAAAAAGTAACGCCTACAAGTGTTACTAAAATACTTAGTTGATTTCAATTTGATTGCATTTTGCACTATAATTAGTTATTAACTTTTAAATGGGAAAATTATGACAGATAAAGAATTAACTAAAGAACAGCAATATTGTAAATCACAAATAAAAGATTTAGAAAACAAAGAATCACAGCTTAGTTTTCAATTAGATCAAGTAAGAGCTAGTAAAACAGTTTTTATAAATTTACTTGCAGAACATACTAAAAGTGCTTCAGAAGAAGTTGAAAAAGAATCTAAAGATAATAAGGAAAAAAAATGACAACAATTAAGGATGCTTTAAATGCTATAGAATCTCACGAAAGAGAGTGTAAAGCTTTGTATAAAAGTATTGATAAAAGATTAGAGGATGGCTCAAAAAGATTTGATAAATTAGATAATATGATTTGGGCAGTTTATCCATTTATTGTTGGTGTAGTATTTTTAGCGAGATTTGTATAATGAGTAGAGCAAAGAAAACAATAACAAGAGTAGTAAATAAATTAAAAAAAGCTAGTAAAGCACATGCTGGTCAAGCTAAAACTTTAGAATCTATAGAGTTTAAGAAAGGTCGTAAAACTAAAAGCAGAGTTAATGAAGCTGGTAATTATACTAAACCTGGTTTAAGAAAAAGAATATTTAATAGAATAAAAGCTGGTAGTAAAGGTGGCAGACCTGGGCAATGGTCAGCAAGAAAAGCACAAATGATGGCAAAGGCTTATAAAAAAGCAGGTGGCGGATATAAATAATTAAAAACTAAGGGAAAGAGTTATGGCTTATTTACAAAGCAATATACCCCATTTTAAATGTTGGGTTAGAAAAGAATACACACACAATCACGAAAAATATCATGGAGAATTTTTACATGCTATGGCAATAGCTGTAACTACAATGCCATGTCGTTGTTTAAGTTTTCAAGTAATTTTTACAGGTGCAGAAACTTATGACGATCCTGATCAAGATAATGTTTATGGTGGAGCTATGTGGGCAAGGATGCCTATAACAGCTTTAGTTGCAGATATACCAGTAGATGAATGGGCAGAACCAATGCCTGTTTGGGCAGCACAGCCTTGGGATTGTTCTTCTTATAATCATTCAGTATATGTTTTAGATAGAGCAACACCTTCTCCTTGGTTAGCTAAGATAGATGGTGATATGTATCCTGCTAGATATTTATTTACAGTAGATTATGCAGAAAATGAAATAGCAGATGATCCAGCACAACATAAACAAAGTCATGTGTTGGAGTTATTAGATGCTGGAAAATGGACTGGTAATATTGTAGCTTTACCAAATAATAGAGTCAGAGTAACACATCCAGCTTGGTTTGAGATTGGTAATGGAGCACCAGATTTTAGACCATCTCAACATATACACTATAGTAGAAATGATTTAGATTATGCTTTAGATGTAAACCAAGTATTTGATAATTTATATAATGAGGAAGATTAATGCCTTTAAAAAAAACGCAAAGAAGTCTAAAAAATTGGACAGACCAAGATTGGACTACTTCTAGTGGTAAGAAATCTAGTGAAACAGGAGAAGTATATGCTCCTAAAAAACAAATACAAAGATTAAAATCAACAAAAAAAGGTAGAAGAAAGTTAGCAGCAGCTAATAGAAAAAAGAGAGCAGCTACAAGAGCAGGTAAACAACATGCTAAACATGGATTACACAAAGGAAAAAAAAGATAATGGCTAAAGCACCAGATGCATTTGTTTATAATGCAACATTAGAAAGAATAGTAGACGGAGACACTTTTGATTGCTGTCTTGATTTAGGTTTTAGTGTAAAGCTACATAAACAAAGAGTAAGATTATCTGGTATAGATACACCTGAATCAAGAACAAGAGATAAAGCAGAAAAAGTTTTAGGTTTAGCTGCAAAAGAAAGATTAAAAGAGCTTTGTTTTGGCAATATAAAAGTTAAATCTTTAGGTAAAGGAAAGTATGGTCGAATACTTGGGATACCTTATACAGAAGATGGCAAAGATATTTGTCAAATATTAATTAAAGAAGGTCATGCAATAGAATATCATGGCGGTAAAAAAACTAAAATATGGGGTGATTACTAATGAATGATGGACAAGGAAGATTTGGCGGAGACATGGATCGTAATGAAGTAGAAATGGACTTAAATAAGTTTATGGCTATGATTCAAGAAATAGGTGAACTTAAAGATAAAATCAGAGAACTAGAAGATGTTACTAATGTAAATCCGCATCAAAAATGGATACATTTAGCACAAGCTGTAGACTCATGGCGTATTTTTCCAAGAGCTTTTTTAACTGTTTATATTTTTTTACTTTATTATACAGTGATGTGGTTTATGGAATTGCCTGAACCAAGTTTTGAGCAATCAGGTCTTATATCAATTATTGTTGGAGCAGGTGCTGCTTGGTTTGGTTTATATGCAGGAACATCAGGATCATCTAAAAGTTTTAAAGGAGAAGGTAAAGATTAATGAATCAAGCTATTAATTTAGTTGGTGAAGTAGGATTACCAATAGCTAGTGGTTTGATAATGGGATATTTTATCTTTCTTATAATAAGACAGCTTATGAATAATCTTGTTTCTGATATTAAATCGGTGCAAGGTATAACTAAAATGCTTATTACTAGAGCTTCAATAATGAATAATGACATAATTAGAATTGATACTGTTGTATCAAGTGCTTTAAACATACCTCCTGATTTGGATAGAATAGCTAGAGCAGAAAATTTTGTAGAAGATGGAAAAATAGATGCAAGGCGTGACTAATGGATATAGTTATATTAGTGCAAAAATTTGGTTTTCCTACTGTTATGGTTATAGGTTTAGGATATTTTGTATTTTTTGTTTGGCAAACAATAACAAAAACTATTGATCCATCTGTTAGTGAAATGAAAATAACAATTATTAGATTAACTGATCAACTTCGTTTATTAGATCAAGATATGATAAGGTTAAAAGAAAAAGTTGATACAGTTGTAAAACTTAAAGAAAATGATAGAAATAAAGACTAAAAAAAATTTACATGAAGAACATGAAAAAATATTTATAATTAAAACTTTAGTTATTATAGGAATAACAATGTTTTTAGGTATTATTGGTGTTAATTTAAGTGCTGATCAAATAACTTTTAAATTTAAGTCCCCATCTTTTTCTGGAATTGGCACTAGCTCACATTATCTTACTATTGAGAATCAAGAGCATATGCGTAAGATGACTATAAAAGAAGAAATAAAAGCATTACAAGAACAACTAGAAAGAGATGCTGAGAATACAACACTTGCAAGATTTATAAGAAATTTAGAAAGTCGTATTTATGCACAAATATCCAGACAGATTGTAGAAAATATGTTTGGTGAAACACAATCAACGGAAGGCACATTTGAACTAGAGGGTAATATTATCTCTTATAAAATAGAAGATGGTATGATAATACTCACAATTTTTAATACTAATGATGGTACGACAACTGAAATATCTTTGCCTCTCGGGGATTTTTCTTTCTAGTTGTGCAGTCTTTGATGTAGTCAAAGATACAAAACCAGAAAGATTTGAAAGAAAAGGATTAAATAATTATAGTATATTTGATTTACAATCTGCTGAACTTAAATATATACAAGCACCAAAAATAAAACCAGTTGTAGCTGTTTATCCTACTGCATTTACAGATCAGACAGGACAAAGAAAAAGCAATAGTGAGTTTGCTTTATTTTCATCAGCTATAACACAAGCACCATATACTATACTTATAAGGTCTTTAAAACACGCTTCAGATGGTAATTTTTTTCGTGTAGTTGAAAGAATAGGTCTTGATAATCTTACAAAAGAAAGACAACTTATAAGATCAACAAGAGAACAATTAGACGATGAAAATGTTTTATCACCTTTATTGTTTGCAGGAGTATTATTAGAAGGTGCTGTTGTATCATATGATAGTAATTTAGCAACAGGTGGAATTGGAGCTAGATATCTTGGTATTGGTTCTAGTATGCAGTATCGAGAAGATTCTGTTAGTGTAAGCTTACGAATGGTATCTGTAGCCACAGGAGAAATACTTATAGAAGTGATGTCACAAAAAACTATATATAGTTATGGACAATCACAAGATATTTTTAAATTTATAGAAATGGGAACTGAGCTTGTAGAAGTAGAGATAGGCTCTGCTTCAAATGAGAGCACTACTTTAGCTTTAATGAAAGCTATTGAGGGTGCAGTTTTAGAACTTATTAATATAGGGTACGATAGAGGGTACTGGAAATATGAAGAAATTAATTAACTTTGCTTTATTTTTATCATTGTCTATTTTTGCAGATAATGAAATATATGTAGATCAATCAGGCAATTCAGCTACTATTGATTTAGAACAACTTGGATCATCAAACTTAATTGGTGGTACACAAGCTACATCTGGAACAATGACTGCTTTAGACCTTGATGGTGTGTCAATGACACTTGACATTAATCAGATTGGATCATCAAATATATTTAGATCAGACGCTATTGATGGCGATGATTTTACTGGATATTTTGAATGGAATGGCGATAGCAATATTATGGATATACTTATGAATAGCACAGGTCTTATAAGTGCTGATTATATAAATCTTAATATTGATGTTACAGGTTCTAGTAATGAATTTGATTTGGCTATTGCTGAAAATGCTGATTCATCATATCTCGATCTTGATTGGATTATAACAGGAGATAGTAATGATTTTGATTTTGATATTGATTATGCTAATGCCATTAATTATCTTGATATAAATGGCAGCACTAATACAATTAACTTTTCAGGGAGTGGTTATGGTGGAAATACATCATCAGATTCTGGATATTTTTACTTAGATTTAGATGGCAGCACAAATACTATTGATATTACGCAATCATCTACACTTGCAAGGGATTATCTTAAGATTATTAGCAATACTTCTAATAGTAATATTTGCGTTATTCAAAACGACCAAGGTACAAGCACAAGCTGTTAATATTGGTGATATCTCTGAATTAAGAGGTAATGCACAAATAGTAAGGAATAAACCCTTAGATGCTTTTGTAGATTTTAATATACAAAGTAATGATGAAGCTATAACTTCTAATGGTCGTATGGCTATAACATTTCTTGATGATTCTACAGTCAGACTTACAGAACACAGTCAATTATTAATAGACGAGTATATATACGATCCAGACCCAAGCAAATCTAAAATGGCACTTACATTTGCTATTGGAACAACTAGATTTATTTCTGGGAATATAGATAAACTTAATAAAAAAAATATATCTTTAAAAACACCTACAGCTAATATTGCTATAAGAGGAACAGATTTTACAGCTACAGTAAATGAGTTGGGTGAATCATTAATAATACTTTTGCCGGATAAATATGGTTTATCTAGTGGAGAAATAGAAGTAATAACTGCAACAGGAAGTGTCATACTTAATAAACCTTTTGAAGCTACTACTGTTTCCGTATTTGAAAATGCACCAAGCAAGCCAGTAATATTAAATTTATCTTTAGATTTAATTGATAACATATTAATAGTATCACCACCTGAAGAAAAAGAAATAGAACAAGAAGAAGTTGTTGCACAGTTAAATAGTATTTTAGATTTTAATGATTTAGATATTGATTATTTAGAAGAAGATTTTTTAGATAGTGAATCTGATTTAGAATTTACTGAGCTTGATATAAATTATTTAGATGTAAATTTTCTTGAAGATTTGTTAGATGTAATAGATGAATTAAATATAGAAGATGAACAAGAAGAATTACAAGCTGATGTAACATCTTTATCTATTGCAGGTACTAAGTTTGGTCAAGATACTGAAACACAAATAACTACTTTTGTTACAGGTGAAAAATTAACTGTTTTAAGAAGTGTTAATAATACAGCTAGAATAGATATAGATTCTGGTGGTAGTTATACAGTTATTTTAATACAAGATGGTGTATCAAGAACTATAAAAATAAATGGTGGCAGTAGCAGTATTATAAGAATTAAACAGGAAAGCTAATGAAAAAACTTATATTACCTATAGTTGTAATATTATTATTACCATTAATATATCAATTAACACCAACAGAGATATTAAAACTTAGAGTATATGATGCTCTAATAGAAACACCAGAACCATCAGGTAATTTTGTAATATTAAATATAACTGAAGAAGATGTAGAGATTGAAGGTGGTTATCCTTTACCAAGACAAAGACTTGCAGAGATAAATTTACAATTATTATCTAAGGGTGCTATAGGGGTTGGTTGGGCAATATCATTTCCACAAGCTGATAGATTTGGTGGTGATGAAGATTTTGCTAGATCATTAGGTTATGCACCTTCAGTAATAGCCATGTTTGAAGATGGTAAAGGTAATTATCCCAAGCCTGCAGGAACAGTGGTGAAAGGTAAAGATAATGGTGGTATAGTAAGTTTGGGAGTTAAGGAAAACCTGAACACTCTTATAGATAATACATTGCAGGGTCTAGCCATTGCTCCCACAGAAGTAGATCAACTTGTAAGAAGAATACCTCTTTTAGTTAAAACTCCAGAAAATCAATGGATTCCTAGTTTTGGTACACAAATATATAAATCAATATTTGATGTTAAAACATACATTATAAAGACTAATGATAATGGTATAGAGGAAATATCAATACGAGGAATACCACCAGTTAAAACAGATACTTTAGGTCGTAAGTGGATAAGTTGGGTAGATACGCCACAAACAGACCTACAAGAAATGGAAGTTAATGGTAAGTTTGTTATTGTTGGTGTTACTGCATCTGGTGTTATGCCGCAGATAGCAACACCTGTGGGTTTATTAGAGCCACATAAAATACAAGCTGCATTAGCAGAATCTATTTTAATACAAGATAGTCCTTATATTCCTGACTGGCATTTAGCTGTTGAATTATTAATTCTAGTGATAACAGTAACTTTTGTTTGGTTTTTAATAAATATTTTTGGAATAACTCTAGGAATAACATTTACCAGTATATTATTTTTATTAACAATATTTTCTGGATACTATTTAATACAGCGTGGAATACTTATAGATGTTAGTTGGACTTTAATATCTCAATTTATAACTGCTTCTATAGGTTTCTATTTACGATTTAGAGAACAATACAAACTAAGACAGCAAATTAAAAAACAATTTGAACACTACCTTGATCCAAGACAAGTTAAAAAACTACAAGATGATCCAAGTTCTTTAGTATTAGGTGGAGAACGTAGATATTGCACGTTTTTATTTACAGATGTAAGAGGATTTACTTCTATGTCTGAAAAATTAGAACCTGAAGAAGTAACAAATATAATGAACAAAGCTTTAACAATACAAGCAGATGCAGTTAAAAAATATGGTGGTATGGTAGATAAATATATTGGTGATGCAATGATGGCTATATTTAATGCTCCAATAGATTTAGAAGAACATGAAACTGTTGCTGTTAATTGTGCTAAAGAAATACAAGATAATATAAAACAAGCAAATTTAGGTGTTGAAATTGGCATAGGTGTTAATACTGGATATGCTGTTGTAGGCAATATGGGAAGCGAAACAAGGTTTGATTATACAGCTATAGGTGATGCTGTTAATCTTGCAGCTAGATTAGAAAGCTCTACTAAAGAAGTCGGAGAAGATATAGTCATAGGTTATTCTACAAAGAAAGAATGTAAACATAAGTTAAAGTTATTAAAACCAATATCTGTTAAAGGTAAACAAAAAAAGGTAACAATATATACATGGAATTAAAACTAAAATTATTATTAGATTGGATTTTAAGTTTATTTAGAACTAGATATAAAGTTACTGTTTCTTTTAATAAAGAATATGGTGATGCAGATGATAGAAATTATGTTGCTAAAAAAATAATTATACAAAAAGAAAAACATCTTAAATTTAGAGATGAAGAAGATAAAATAGTAGAATATAGAAGTGCAGCAGGTTTAAATTATATTATAGAGGATATGTAGTGCAACAAATATTAATAGGAATAATATTAATTTTAGGTTTAAGTAGTTATTGGTTATATCAAGAAAATAATACTTTAAAAGCAAATAATATTGTTTTAGAAGGAGCAATAGCTACACAAGAAGAAGCAATAGAAACTTTACAAAATGATTTTGCTTTACAAACTACACAACTGCAAGATATGACTAAGAAAAGTCAAGAAGCACAACGAGAGCTTAATAGATATACTCAATTTATACAGAATTATCAATTAACAGCAAAAATATTAACTGATCCTACAGAAATGCAAAGGAAGATAAATAATGGTACAAAACACATTATGGAAGATATTGAGAAAATTAGCGTTACAGTTGACGATCTTGATGATGGTTTGCAGTTGCAGCCTAATTCCAACTAAACAAATAGAAGTTACTGCAAAACCTATGGACAGGACTATTATTCAGCCTGTTATGCCAAGAGAAATTGATTTGAAAGAGGTAAGATGGTTAACAATAACACCAGAAAACTTTGAAGAACAGTTTAAAGTTATAGAAAATCAAGAAGGAGAATTAGTATTTTTAGCTATGACTGTCCCTGATTACGAAGTCATGGCATATAATATGCAAGAAATTAAAAGATACATAATAGAATTAAAAGATGTTGTGGTGTATTACAGAGAAGTTACCACAAAACAAGAGGAGAACTAATATGAATATTTCACAAGAAGGTTTATCTTTAATTAAAAAATTTGAAGGTTGTGAGTTAGAAGCTTACAAATGTGCAGCAGGTGTTTGGACTATAGGCTATGGTTCAACAAAAAATGTTAAAAAAAGAGATAAAATAACACAAGAAGAAGCTGATAATTTATTATTACATGAAATGAATGAATACGAAGGATATGTAAATGATATGGTGGAAGTAAATTTAGAACAAAATCAATTTGATTCTTTAGTTTCTTGGGTCTTTAATCTTGGTCCATCTAATTTAAAAAATTCTACTCTTTTAAAAGTTTTAAATGCTAAAGATTATCAAGGTGTTCCAGCACAGATTAGAAGATGGAACAAAGCTAATGGTAAAGTTTTAGAAGGTTTAGAACGAAGAAGATTAGCAGAATCTTTACTATTTGAAGGTAAAGAATGGCATGAGGTTTAAATATGCCATTAAGAAAGTATGTATTTAGACCAGGAATAAATAAAGAAGGCACTAATTATAGCAATGAAGGTGGCTGGTTTGATGCAGATAAAGTTAGATTTCGTAAAGGTAGACCTGAAAGAATAGGTGGTTGGCAAAAACAAAGCACTGATAGTTTTATTGGCACATCAAGAAAAATTTATTCTTATAAAGCTGCTAGTGGTACAAATTATATAACTCTAGGTACTCATCAAAAATTTTATGTATTAGAGGGTAATCAATATGCTGATGTAACTCCTATTAGAAGCACAACATCTGCAGGAGATATAACATTTGCAGCAACAAATGGAAGTTCAACTATTACAGCAACTGATACTTCTCATGGTGCAGTGCAAGGAGATTTTGTTACATTTAGTGGTGCAGCAACTTTAGGTGGCAATATTACTGCTACAGTTTTAAATCAAGAATATCAAATAGATACTGTTCCAAATGATAACACATTTACTTTTACAGCTACTGCAACAGCTAATTCAAGTGATACTGGTAATGGTGGCAGTTCTATAGTTGGTGTATATCAAATTAATTCTGGGTTAGATTCATATGTTACATCTACAGGATGGGGAGCAGGAACATGGAGTGCTGGGACTTGGGGTTCTACGACATCTTTATCTTTTACTAATCAACTTAGATTGTGGTCAATAGATAATTTTGGTGATGATACAGTTTTAAATCCAAGAGCTGGTGGTCTTTTTTATTGGGATGAATCATCAGGAACTAACACTAGAGCAGTAAATGTAACAACAAAAGCTGGAGCTAGTGATGTACCTACAATAGCTTTACAAACAATGGTTTCTGATGTAGATCGTCATGTTATTACTTTTGGCTGTAATCCTATAGGGTCATCAACTTTAGACCCTTTATTAGTAAGATTTTCAGATACAGAAAGTATTACTGATTGGACACCAACTGCAACTAATCAAGCTGGTGGAGTACAACTATCTATGGGTTCTACAATTATAGGAGCTTTACAAACAAGGCAAGAAATACTTATTTGGACAGATGCAGGTATTATCTCTATGAGGTTTGTGGGAGCACCATTTGTTTTTTCTTTTAATGAAGTTGCACAAGGTCCTTCTTTAATATCTCCAAATGCAGCAGTTAGTGCAAATAATAGTGTTTATTTTATGGATAATGGTGGATTTTATGTCTACTCAGGTTCTGCACAAAGATTGCCATGCACAGTTTTAGATTATGTTTTAAGTGATCTTAATCAAGGACAAGCATTTAAGATATTTGGTGCTGTAAATGATAGTGCTAATGAGATTATGTGGTTTTATCCTTCAAAAGATAGCTCAGAAGTAGATAGATATGTTTTATATAATTATTTAGAACAAGTATGGTCTATAGGAACTACTGCAGATAATTTTGTAAGAACAGCTTGGGATCAAGCATTAATATTAACTAATCCTATAGCTGCAAGTAAAAATAGTAGCACAGATAATAATAACTATATTTTTAGACATGAAATAGGTCATGGTGATGATGGTGATGATTTTACTGCATTTATAGAATCAAGTGATTTTGATTTAGACCCAGATGGAGAAAATTTTATATCTGTAAATAAAATAATACCCGATATACAATTTAGAGATCAGCAATCTACATCTGATAATGTCGATATAATAATTAAAGGTAGAGATTATCCATTAGAAAGTTTATCAATATTGTCTACTGTTTCAGTTACTCCAGCTTCAACATTTACTAATACTAGAGCTAGAAGTAGACAATGTGCAATAAGAGTATCTAATTCATCAAATGATTATGGTTGGCGATTAGGTGATGTAAGATTAGATATAAGACCAGATGGTAAAAGATAATGGCAAATCCTAAAAATATAGTATTACCAATACCTAGACAAGAATATGATGCTACAGAAGAAACAGTATCAAGAAGAATTACAGAACAAGCTATACAAGATTTAGCTATTCAAGTTAGTAAATTAAGTAAATTACAAGATGTTGTATCAAGTAAAGCTGTAAAGAGACAACAATTTTTATTAATGGGAATGAAACATGGCTGATAATTTAAAAGTTTTAGGTCAAGTAGACCCAGCAGCAACTACAACTACTACGCTTTACACCTGTCCTGATATGACACAAACAACAGTAAGTTCAATAGTTGCAGCAAATAGAACAGGATCAGCAATAACATTTAGATTGAGTGTTCATGTTGCTGGTGCAACTGCTGATGATAAGCAGTTTCTTTTTTATGATAAATCAGTAGCAGCAAATGATTCTTTTGCTATTGTTTTAGGCATAACCTTAAATCAAACAGACGTAGTAAAAGTTTATACAAGTGCAGTTAACATGAGTTTTAATATGTTTGGCTGTGAAACCAAAGAGGAAGATAGATAGATGGATATAAAACAACAAACTAAGAATGTAGCAGCACAAGGTCGTTTTGGCGATTCTATGTTACTTCATGTTAATCCTGCAGAAGTTAAAGGATTAGCATCTGCTATGCCATTAACAGTAAATCCAGAAACAGGACAACCTGAAGCTTTCTTACCTTTCTTAGCACCTATGCTAGGAAGTTTATTAGCACCAACTTTATTAGCTGGAACAGGTTTATCAGCAGGAGCTATGGCAGGTATAGGAGCAGGTTTAGCTACATATGCACAAACAGGTGGCTCTGGAAGTAAAGCATTACTATCAGGTCTTACAGCAGGTATGGGTACAAAAGCTTTAGGCACACAAGCACAAGCTGTTGACCCAAGTATTGTAGCAAGAGATACAGGAGCAATGGATTCTTTAAAAACAATATTTACACAACCTGAAGTTTTAGCATCAGAAGGTGTTAAAGCAGCAAATCCATTAGATTTAGGAGTTAAAACATTAGGAAGTGCAGCAATGAGTCCTAGTGGAATGGTAGCAGGAGCAAGTCTTGGTGCACAAGGCGTTATACAATCACAAGAAGAGTTTGAAAGGCAAATGGCTCAAATGGGATTAGATGAAGAAGAACGCAAAAGAAGAATGTATGAAATGTACCCTGAACAAATACCTATGGCTAGTGGTGGTAAAACAGGTTATCTAAGAGGTCGTAATGTTAATTTTAATGGCAATGATGATTACTATAGTTATGATGATGGAAATGTTGGTGTAGGTAATAATCCTTTTCCTCTAACAGGTGGATATAATCTACCTGCTCGTAGGGCACCAAGACCTATTCCTAGAGGTTTTATGCCAGGTTTTCAACCTGAGCTTTCTTATTTTGAATCAATAAATCCAACTGCAACTGATTTAGGTTTTGGTCAAACCCAAGGTTTTAATTCTTTTGCACCACCTAGAAGGGGTGGATTTGGTGGTTTGTTTGGACAAAGAAGGAGATCAATGGGAGGTGGAGATATGATGTATCCAGGTGGTAGTCCTACTTTTGATGAAAGAGGATTTGGATTTGGTAGACTACCTAGGTTTGCAGGATATGGTAATCCATTTATGCAATCTTCAGCATATCAAGGATTTTATGGTGTGCCACAAATGCAACAAATGTTAAATCCATATGCTAGATTTGTACAACAGCCTATGCCATTTCCAGGTTTTTATGGTAGACCAACACCACCACCATCAATAGGTGGACCAGGACCAGGACCAGGAGGTGGAGGAGGTTCAAGACCTGATCCAGAACCAACTCCTGATCCAGTACCAGACCCAATAACACCACCACCAAATGTTGGTGGACCAGTACCATCTCCAAAAGGTGGAGCTTTTAATCCTACTCCAGTTGATCCTGGTGATAATTTTGTAAATCCTGTTGTTGGTGGTGAACCATCATTTGATCCAATAGATGTGACAGGACCAGTACCACCACCACCACCGATACCAGAATTAAACGACTTTGGCTTTGGTCCAGGTATAAGACCAACAGAAATTATTGGACCAGATGGACAATTTGTTGGTTCAGGAGGCATAACACCACCACCACCAAGTATGACAATACCCATTGAAGGTGGAGCAGATGTAACTATACCTGTAGAAATGCCTGTAACTAAACCAGCACCTCCAATGTCAATAGGTGGACCAGGTGGTGGTTTTAATGATAATAGAGTATTTGCAGGTGGCAGTCCTACATTTAATGAAAGAGGACCTGTATTTACGCCACCTACACCAGCAGCACCAGCTAATACACCAATGCAATCATTTGGTATTAGACCTATGACTAATACTCCTATGTTTAATGCACCTATGTTTGCAGAAGGTGGAGATACCGATAAAGAATTACCTAATGAAGGATTAAAAGCTTTAGCTAAAACAGAAAAAGGTAGAGAAGCTGTAAAAGCAATGGGTTATGAAGAAGGTGGTCCTACAAATGCTGAAATGTACATGGATGCTTTTGATAGATTATCTAGAAAACAAAGAAAAAAAGTTTATCAAACGATTATGTCTGAAAGAACAGATGCTTTACAAAATTTATATGGAGATAAAAAAGGAAAGATTGTAGGTGGTGCATTAAATATTGCTGATAGAACTATTAGTCCAATTGCAGGTTTAAGAGGTTTAAATTTAAGTGATGCTGAAAGAAAAAGATTTGTTGAATTAGCTACGCCTATTATGAATGAATCTAAAAGTAAATTTCAAGAGGGTCGTTCAACAGATATGATGCAAGACCCTATAGTACAAGAAACTATACAGTTTATTTTAGGAGAAACTGATAATAGTGATGTTGTAAATGAGTTTATTGTTAAGTATGGACAAGAACAATTTATGATATTGCGAGATCAAATACTAAGACAAGCTGCAGGCAATTTAGATGTACAAACTGAAGGGTTAATTAGAGGCAATGGCAATAGTGGCATGGCTGATGACTTACCTATGTCAATAGGAGCAGATACAACTGCTGCTGCTGTATCACAAGATGAGTATATTATTCCTGCAGATGTTGTATCTATGTTAGGAGATGGTAGTTCTGATGCTGGTTCTAAACAATTAGATGCTATGTTAGATAGAGTTAGAACAGAAAAAACAGGTACAACTAAACAAGCAGGTCGTATAAATCCAAATAAGGTATTACCAAGATGAATGAAGTAGCAGAAAAAATAGAAGCAAAAGAAGAATTTGATATATCATTAATGCCAAGTGATAGAATTACTTTAGTATGGGAGGATTGTGAAAAATTTTTACAAAAATCTTGTAATCGTTCTAATGGTAGAGCAACTACTAAAGATATATTTTATGATTGCATAAGAAATATTTGTTCTTTATGGATTATATTTGATACAGAAACTTTACAAATTACAGGTTGTGCTATTACTAAAATAAGTCAATATCCTACTGGCAAAAGAATGTTAAATATTGATCATGTAGCTGGTAAGAAAATGAATGAATGGGCAGATAGAGGTTTAGAAGTTATATATAAATGGGCAAAAGCTAATGACTGTAATGGCGTAGAAGGCGTTGGCAGAGAAGGTTTTTGGAATTGGATTAAATCAAAAGATAATTGGCAAAAAACATCAATATTTTTTGAATATGAATTTGAGGACAGTAAATAATGGGTGGAAGAAGTAGTGGTTCATCATCATCACAACCAACAGAAACAAGGGTAACTCAGACTGATTTACCAGAATACGTACAACCTTATTTTGAGAGATTACTCAAAAGAGGTGAGGCTGAATCTAATCAGCCATATACACCTTATGGTGGCGAAAGAATAGCTTATTTTTCACCTGATGAATTATCTTCACAGGCTATGACTAGAGGTTATGCTCAATCAGGTACACCTTTAGAGTTTCAACTAGCATCTCAAAGAGCTGCTATGCTAGGTGGACCATATGGTTCTGGATATGATGCAGGATTTTTAGGTAACACTTATGATGCACAAGGATATGGTTCTGGTTATCAAGCAGGATTAGTAGATTCTGGTTATCAAGCTAGGGACCTTGGATTAGGTTTTGGAGCAAGAGGATTACAATCTGGTTATCAAGCAAGAGATGCTTTTTCTACTTATGATCCTTTAGCTAGAGATTCACAATATAGAGCTGGTCAATTAGATCAAGATTATGTGCCTTTAAGTTACGAAGAAAACTTAGAAAGATTTATGTCTCCATATCAACAAAATGTTGTAGACATACAAAAAAGAGAAGCTCTAAGACAATCAGAAATGTTAGGTGATAAAACTGCAGATGCAGCTACTAGATCAGGTGGTTTAGGTGGTTATCGTGAAGCTATAATGCAGGCAGAAAGAGAAAGGAATCTTGGACAACAATTAGATGATATACAAGCAAAAGGAAGTCAAGCTGCTTGCCAATCAGCACAACAACAACTTGAAAGAGAAAGAGCTGCTGGATTAGGTGCAGCACAGTTTGGATTACAAAAATTTGGTATTGAAGAAAGAGGTAGACAAACAGAAGAACAGCTTGATCAAAGAGCTTTTGATGCAGGTGAGAGAGCTAGACAAGAAGCAGCAAGACTTGGATTAACTGCAGCTCAACAAAACGAAGCTGCTCAACAAGCACAAGAAAAATTTGCACAGTCTGCATTTGCACAAACAGAACAATCAAGACAATCACAAGAGAAGTTTAGACAATCTGCATATCAGGCTGGTGAATCAGCAAGACAACAAGCAGCTAAACTTGGTCTTACAGCAGCACAGCAAAATGAAGCAGCTAGACAAGCACAAGAAAAATATATGCAAAGTGCATATGCTGCAACAGAAAAATCTTTTCAAGAACAAGGTAGACAAGACATTGAAGCATTTAAAGCTCAGGAATCAGCTAGACAAGCTCAGGAGCGTTTTGATCAACAAGCTTATGACATGTCGCAACGATATGGTCTTTCATCTATAGACGCTCTTAGAGGTACTGGTAGAGATATACAAGATGATGTAAGACAAAGAATTGCAGCATTACAAGGTATTGGCTCACAACAAAGAGGTATGCAACAAGCTTCTTTAGATATGGGTTATCAAGACTTTTTAAGGCAACAAGGATTTACCAGAGATCAATTAGGTTTCTTAGGTGGATTACTAAGAGGTGTGCCCGTTCAACCACAGCAACAAATAAGCACTTATCAACAACAACCAGGATTATTTCAGTCAGCTTTAGGTATGGGACTGCAGGGACTTGGACTTTATAAGGGATTATCATAATGGCAAATTTAGTACAACTATCAAATGATTTAGAGTTTGTTCCAAAAGAACAATTAATACAGATGTCGCAAGACCCTAACTCTCAATATCCTTCTTATTTAGTATTGTCTGAAATACAAAGACGAACACAAATGGAAAAAATGTATGATGCACAAAAACCCAAACCACAAACATCTGTGGCTGAGGAGTTAGTAGCAGAATTTGCAGGAAGTCCATCTGGTTTAGGAGCTATGGCTCAGTCACCTGATTTACAACAAGCTTTCCCATCGGGTGATATGGGTAACATGGCTCCGCCTTCTCCTATGCAGATGATGGCTGCTGGTGGTAGAACTGGTTCTGAACAAATTGAAAAAGAGCTTAATAGAGCTTTGTTAGAAAAAAGAATAGCAAATATGTCTTATCGAGAAAAAGAAAATTATGCAGATAAAGTTAAATTTCAAAAAAAAGCTAAAAATGCAAATCCTTTTAGAAGATTATTTGAAATGCAAGGATTTAATGAAGATGGTGTTTATTTAGGAAATCTTCCAAGTCAAGGGTCGGGTTTATCTGATATTTATAGTAGAGCATCAAGTGGAGACATAATTTATGGTAGTCAAGAAAAATATTTAAAACAGTTAAATGATAAAATTAAAAATTTAAGAAATGAACTTAAAATAAGTAAAATGGGAATGGCTAGTGGTGGTAGAACTGGTTATATGGCAGGGGGTGCTTTGCCATATCCAAAACCAAAAACTAAGTTCCAAGCTGCTGGTGAATATTTATTTGATAAAGCTAGTGATGTTGGTCAATGGGCAAAAAATAATCCTGTTGATGCTGCATTTTTAGGTTTAACTTTTGTACCTGGAGTTGGTTGGGCATTAAGAGGTGGCAAAATGGCTGTAGATGCTGTAAATAAAGCAGTAAAAGGTAAAAATGTAATAAAAAGTATGTACACTAAAGCTAAACCTTTAGATGTAAAAGTTACACCTACGCCAAAAATATTAGGTGGTAAAGGTTTGAGTGCTGCTGATGATTTAGGATATGGTTCAGGCTCATCTTCATTTGGCAAAATAACAGGTGATAGAGTTTTTTCACCTAAAAGATATACAGGTAGTCTTGCTGGTGGTTATGGAACGTATAAAGGTGTTGAATATGGTATGAGTCCTGCTGCAAATCAAGATATAGCTACTATACCAATAGGTATGGGAGAAAATAAACTTAATTTTAATTTAAACCCATCAAAATCTGGTATTGCTGGATTTAGAGGACCTGTAGAAACAAATGAAGAAGATGCTCTGTCTAAAGTAGAAGAAGATTCAGATAAAGGATTAGGTCAAAGATTTAAAGACTTTGCAACATCGCCTGATAATGCAGATATGTTAATAGGTCTTGGTGGTGCTATAGGTTCTGCTAGAAATTTGGGAGAATTAAGTAGTGGTATATCTGATGCGTATAGAGGAGTTATATCAGATAGAGCTGCTGTAAAACAAGCAGGTTTACAAGGTAGGTTATTAGAAGCTCAAATTGCAGATATGGAGCCAAAATCTATTATTAATGAACAAAATTCTATAATAGCATTTTTAAAACAAGCTC